CAAGATCACCATTAATATTAAGTACACCAACATTAAATTGTGCAGTATCTCCAAATATTATATCACCTCTAATGTCAATATCTTTAAGAAAGACTACATCTTCATTAAATTGAGCTTTATTACCTGTAACTGTGATATTTTCTGACATTATACTGGAAAGTTAAAACCTGATGGTAGATTAATATTATTAGGTAAAGATTGAGTCGCTGATTGTAATTGATCAGTCAGTCCTCCCACATCTATACTAGATAGTTGATTTTGAATGTCGGATATCGGTAGGTTTTCTGCTATGTTTGCTAAATCACCAATTCCTGATAATGCACCAATATCTGGATTAGTCAAAAAGTCAGTTCCGACTTTCGTTGGTGCAAACACTCGTTGTATAAAACTTCCACTTGTCTTTTCTATTACATTTCCTAATAATCCTTTTGCATCTACTTTATTAGCATTTAATAAAATTCTTGCTCCAGCATTTAAATTAATATTTCGACCTGCTTTTAAATCAATATCAGAATCAGCTTTAATCTCAATACTACTACCTTTAATTCTAACTTGACCATTTTCATTTGCCGTAATCGTAATATCACCCTTCTTTGTACTTATTTGAACATCAACCCCACCAGCCTGTCGATTCAGTCCACCTATCATTTCTATTTTACCATCATTATGAATATGATAAGTTCCACCCTCACTTAAGGCACATAAATGTTGTTCTTTATTATCAGTAACTGCATATAGCATATACACCACAGAACCACCATCACCCATTTGTGGATTTGCAGTATCAATTCTAAATTTAGGTCCGAGGGAAATAAACTCCCTTCCCTCCCAGTTTTCATTTGGTCTAGTCATTAATATCCTCCATACCCACTACCTGTAGATGTATCAGGTGTATTATCTGTAGTAGATGCACTAGATGTTGTGTCAGTGATTGGTTCATCCATAATTGTAGTCATATTCACGTTTGTTATTTTATTTAAACTTTGTTGAGGTGTATCATAAATTATTTTATCATTACCAGAGTGAGATACTCCTGTCATTTTTGTGCCATCTGGCATAACATGATAATCTCCATAATAAGGTTGACCATTTATAAATCCAACTACTAAATTGGTTTCAGGTCCCACACAATCAATGACTTGAACAATTTCACCTTGAGGATCAAGTGACAATTCTTTGATTATTGGTTTGATAAGTGCGCCACTACCCGTTAACGATTCTATTACTATATTAGGTTTATTAGTAATCGCAATATTATTTATCGGTTGAGCTGAGATAATTCTACCATTACCTATGGTGACATTATATTCCAATCCATTACTATCAGTTACAGTTGCGTCTTCATACCCTGAACCTGAATTTGCGATGATAGTATCAACAACACCAACTGGTGTGTTATCTGATGATATAACATCTGATGCATCATTTCCAACAGGATAATTTTCACCCTCAGAAATAATATCAACTGATGTAATTTGACCAAATGTTGATGAATTTGGGTTTGAGTCAATATTTGCTCTTGCGATAGCACCATATCCCAAATCACAAGGATCACTAATACTCACTAGAGGTGGTTTAACAAGATAACTAGATCCCGGATCTGTAATTTCAACACCAATAATACTTGCAGTTCTACTAATATCAGCAGTAACTTGTGATAAACCAGGTGTATTATCAACAAATTCACCCAATATGAGTTTACCTAATCCACCTTCACCGTCACCACCAAAAAATGTTATACTTGGAGAATCACAAAATGAGGGTTCAGCACATGCAGGATTTGGAAATGATGGAGTTCCAGAGGATACTGAATTAAATGCATCTGTAATATTACCTATCGTACTTAATAAATTGGGCACCGGCATGGCACCAGATCCTATTTTCTGTTTTTTAACTTTACCAACACATTTTGATTTATTTTGATTACAATCAAATAATCCACCAATGGAAGTAAACATGTCTGCAGAACTTAATAAAGCATCCTGCACTTTAAAAGATCCTGGTAAGATGCTACTTAATCCACTTAAGGGACTAGCTAAATCAGATGAAATTTGATTTGATATTTCATTTAACAAACCTCCTGTAAATTGCTCTGCCACACAATCCCCAGCTACCATTGAATCGGCTAAAAACTTTCCTAACAATCCTTGTATCGTAGAAGATAATCCTGATTGAATTTTACCAGGTAAACAATCTAAACCAGATTGTAAATTTTTTAAAGGACCAACCATTGCTTTTTGTGCTGCAATAGCAGCTAATTCAGATCCTGTTGCAGCAAATGTTGTAGCATATAATGATTGTAATCCTGATGATAAACCCGGTATCATATTTGAATACATTTTACCCATCATATTGTTTACCAATCCATTTGATATTGTTTCTATACTTTGAGTGGCAGAGGCAATATCAGTGAATAAATTTGTAGTGGTTGAAATATTTGAAGATAAATTTGTCAATACACTTGATATACTATTGAAAATACTGTCATCACATGTATCTGCTGCAACCTCCTCATATCCAAAACCTTTAGATGCACCTATTTCATCACCAGTTGGCTTTCTTAAAACTGGTGATTTTAAAGATTCTTTATTTGATTCGTTTGCCTCACCCTTGTCTAATGTTCCATCACCTGTAGGCACATTTTTTGAGAATCCAGTTGATGGAGCAAATCCATCTTCAGGGTCTGGTGCATCTTGCGAAACGTCGTTGGTTCTTCCAAGTGCTCCCATGATCACAGGCACTTGTGCGTTATTACCATCAATAAAAAATCCTACAACTGAGTCACCCGGACGATATTTAACACTTTGACCTTTATTTGCACCACCAGTTCCTGCTGTTGCAGGAAGGAGAGTAAGTGCCCATGGTAAATCAGAATCCTTTAACTCACTTTTACTACGAGGATGATATCCAATTATTCTAACTTTAAATCTATTTCCCCATCCAGCACCATCTACTTGTTTACCTTGAGATTCAATAGGTGCGATTTTACCTATCCACCAAGTAAATCCATCTTGACCTATAAAGTTAGTTTTAAAAAATGAATCTTGTAACATATTATCTCCCGAAAGTATCTCTAGCTAATGTCATTGATGAAACAGATTTTTCTGGATCAAAATGATGAACAATTGATTGTATTAAGTATTTACCACTTATCTCTTCATCTTTAACACCTTTTTCCTTTACCGAAGATTTGAAAAATACACAATCAATCACATCACCTGCATCTAAATCTGTATTGCACGGAACGGAAATTTCTACCTTTTGAGTTGTTAAAATATTATATCCACTTACAGACTGAGAAAGGTATTTTTTAGGATCAGCATTCGGTTGTTTAGATACATCTGGTTCAATTGTTCCTACATCTAATACTTGAGTAAAAGTTCTTGATGGTTTTGTAACCACATCTTCAGGTAGAATATCTTCAATTTTCTTACCACCAAGGGTATTTTTACTTTTTGTTTTAAAAACTTGACCACTAACTGAAAAATCATTAGGATTAAAAAAGAATCTATTACTTGAATATGCTCCTAATCTTAGTTTACGAATTATGTCTTGATTTTTATCAATTTTATAACTCTCCATTTTTAAATCCAAAGATGGTAAATCTGGTGTTGGTTTAAATGTTGTAGAATTATATTGAACTTGGGAGTAGACAAATTTAGACTTTGGTTTTTGACTTATTAAATTAACTATTGATTTAAATTTAAATCCACTTTTTGTTTGAAAGAAAACAAATCCAGATGAACTATTATTTTGTGATTCTTCAGGAACTGCTTTTGTGGCTAACCATGTTAATGTTTTAAATGGTTTCTTTAAATTTCCCAAAAAAGAATATTGATTCTGGGTGGGATCAACATCAATTTTGTTTTTACTTACACCTAAAATATTTGTAAGTATCGATGTAACTGATTGTTTAATTGTACCAATATATTTTTTAGATACACTTGAGATTTCATTTGTTATTGCCTCTCTAGAGGATAAAGTTAATAAAAAAGTTTCTTTTTGTGAACTTGATATCACATCAGATATACTCGTAACATACAAATCCAAATCTATTCCAGATCTATTTTTAACTTGCTCAATAATTTTTATTCTTACTTTTTCACCACCTCGTAATGGTAATCCATTATAAACTCCTTGATCATTTATCACGTTTCCTGTGAGTGAAACTCTCATTTTAGCTGTTACAACAGGAGATAATATATTTTGAAAGAATTCAAATGAAACAACACCAAGTCTTAGATCAACAGTGTTCTTACCATCGTTTGATGTAATTTCAATAACCTTATATGATGCTGGATCTTTTGCTGCCATTATAAATCTCCTAATTTTGAAAATAAAAGATCATCAATTTTTTTTGATTTTTCTTTTACAACTATCACATTTGAAGATGATTTCATCTCTCCTATTCTCATTGACCTAGATTGAGATACTTTGTCAAATGTATTTGGATCATTTGTATTAATCACAACAGTTCTTCTTTTTTGTTTTCTAAATTCATTTATATTGTTTACAGTTGTCATATTTTTATTATTTACTACTGATTTATCTATTTCCAATGTTTTACTTATGTTATTTACAGATAAATTTCCCTCTCTTGAATCTGCTTGTTGTAATGAACTTGCATCAGGAGTATTATCTTTAAAATTTTCTAAACTAATATTTAATCCACCTTCTTCATTTAAGAGATTCGAGTCTGTTGATTCAAAACTTTCAGTCTGACCATAATTTTGTACTTTTTCTGTCATTGACATATTAGCAAACGTATTATATTCATCAGCAGAAACTTCTTTTTCATTGATATATGCTTTTCCAGTATCCATATCAAATCTACCACTAACTTCTTTTTTTGTAGAAATTGTTTCCTTTTTTGTGGTTAATTGCACTTCTTCAGTATCTTTTTTTTCTTCTTCATCTAACTGTTTTTTCTCCTCTGGATCAAATTCTCCAATTGTATTTTTTGTTTCAGTTTCAAAATTATCTATTTCTTGTTTTACTTGTTCCTCACCTGACTTTAAATCTAAATTCACTATGTCATCATCAAGTTTTTTAAAGGGTCGAAATAAATTACCGATAAATTTTTTAATATTAGGTATTATGTTTTTAATAAAGTCAACAAATTCTTTTATCTTATCAATAATTACCTTAATTGACTCAATAATTTTTGGTATTTGGATAACTAACCAACCTAATAATAATTTTTTTATTGCTGATAAAATATTTGATCCAAATTTCTTTGGATCAATTTTTCTATTTTTTTGTGGTATTGTGGGATTATCTTTATTCTCTAAATTTTGTTCTTTTTGATTTCTTTTTTGTCTCTCTAATCTTTTCTTTTCAAAAAAAGATTTTATTTTAGATGTTCCTTTTTTAATAGTTTTAGATTTTTGAATTGATTTTTTTACACCCGAAATTAAATTTCCAGTTTTGGAAAACATCGACTTACCAATTTTCATAACTGACTGGTTCATAATATGTTAAACTCCGATTGAGTTCCCATTAGATACATATTACTACTATCTTCTGAATCAAAATTAACTGTTTCTTCTTCAATTTCACCATAATCAGGTGAACCCATCGTTTGACTTCCACCTGCGTTTTGATCTTGAGATCCATCAATCACCACTACTTCATCTTCAGGTGCTCCATAATCATATATTTTCTCATTTTTTTGATTTACTCTAGTTGCATTTGTTGTAATTTTTGAATCTATTTTTGAAGTTTCTTCACCTTCACCAGTGGTGGATTTTTTAACATCCCTTGCGATATTTGCTACATCAGCTGCAGTTGATATTGCTGTACCCACACCAGGAACTGTTGATGCAACACCTGAAATTAATTCAAGACCTGCTCCAAGTAAATCACCTTTTCTTGCTCTGTCAATTGCAAATGCAGTTCCTAAAACTAAACCAACTAAAGGTATTTTCTTTGCGATTAATTTTGCTGTTCCTTTTTTAGCAACACCTTTTGCTACATTTTTACTTCCAGTTTTAAGTAATGATTTACTTACATTTTTTCCCTTTCCTACAATATTTTTTGCAATATTTTTTCCCTTTCCTACCACATTTTTTGCAAGATTGAGTCCCTTACCTCCTATATTTTTTGCTAATTTTAAGGCATTTGATGCTATATTTTTACCCAGTTTTAATATTTGTTTTCCTAATTTTGCTATTTGACCTCCCATTTTTGTCAACATTTTTCCTGCTGATTTTAATGATTTAAACAAAAATTTAAGACCTTTTTTAAATACTTTCGAGACAATTTTAAATAATTTTCCAATTTTAAAAATTCCTCCTTTAGCTAATAACAAAACTCCACCAACCACTCCTAATGCAACTGCCACATTTTTAGCAATTTCTCTTAACTTCTCCATATTACCTTCTTGGAAGGCTCTAAACGCTTGTATTCCTTTATCAGTCAACCAACCTGCAAATAAGGTAGTGAAAGCATCTTTTAATTTTCCTAAAAATCCTTTTACTTTTTTAAATCTTTCAGTTTGTGGTTTTTCTTTTTCAACATCTTTATCTGGTTCATCACCTGCTTCTAGTAATAATTCTTTTTTATCTAATTTTCTTTTTTCATCTAATTTAATTTTTTCTTTTTGTTCTTCTAAGGTTTTTTTCCTATCTGATTTTTCCTGATCGACAATAAATTTTTGAATTTTTTCAATACTTTTGGATACGTCATGTATATATTTTTCAATTATACGAACTCTATTTAAAATACTATCTGGACTATCATCAACTGTATTTTCTACATCATTAGGATCATATTTAACAATCGGTGCAAATCTTGACAATTCATCACGTTTACCAAATACTTTACTTACATTTATTTTTTTTTGTTTAAATCCTCCTCTTGCAGCAATTAAATCACTTTTATAAGCTGGATCTTTTCTTGCCCTATCTGCATCTATTGGAGCACGAGAATCAAATGGTTTTTGTGGTATTAAAGGTATTCTAGCCACTTTGTTGTTGACGTTTTAAATTTTCTTCTTCAATATACTGTTGTAATAATGAAATATAAATTTCCTTTTCCCAAGGAATCATATTTTCAAGTTCAGTTATTGAATATTTATGATGCTGCATCAAGGCAAAATTTAACTTATAGTATGACTCAAGACTTGTATGAGCCATACCTACTCGAAAAAATCTGATAATCCCTCCAGAGTTATTTCATTTTTTACCTTTGTCTTTGGATTAAGTACTTCTACTGTATATGATAATTTAGGCATTGAATCAAAGAAATTTTCAACTTCCTTAAATTGTTGAGAGTTTAATTGTTCGATAAAATCAGTAAGTTCTTTTTTCGAACAATCGGATGCAGACCATGACTCCTCTTCATTATATACTTGATCAATACATGATGTGATTAAATCAAATGACTCCTTTAATCCCACTTCATTTGGATTAAAGTTTGAATTAATAAATTGTGAGAGAGATGGATACTTCATTCTCATTTTCAAATCATCATCCAATTTGATATCCTTAGTGTGTTTAGGATCTTTTACTATTTCTATATCGTCAAGAGGTATTACAACAGAAACCTTAGTTTTATTGTCATCAGGGCAAGTCACTAATACTTCAACATCTTCTCCAACAGATTTTCCACGAATATTTAAAAACAAATATTCCATGTCAAAAGTTGATAATTGATCTACTTTTACACCTCTCGTTAATATACAACCTCCAATAACATCTTTTATGGCACTTGTAATTTGTTTTACATCTTCAGACTCTAATGCAATTATTAATATTTTTTCCTCTTTGACAAGGAATGGTCTGTATCTTATTTTTTTTCCGGTTGACGGAAGAACCAATTCATAAGTCGGTGTTTTTATTTTAGGTAATGGCATAATAATATCAAATGTATTTTATTTATGTGAGTAATCCAAGTAAAGATGAAGTAAAGTTTTCATTGTTTCCAAACTGTCTACTTAGACTTGAACTCTTTCCACAGATGTATCTGGTATAGGCAAACTCTACACTCATTTTTAAAGTATCAGATGATCCATATTGGACAGGAACAGATGAGAAGTTTCTAGGGAACATCTCATAAAATGTATACTCTATTGAATCCTTGTAATCACGATCAAACTTTATAAGTTTTATTTTATCACATTTATATCCATTTCCTGCATCCTTTGGATATCTCATTCGATAGTAATATCCATCTTGATCCTTTGTAACACCTGAGTTCTCTGAACCATTTGAAATATAGTCCATCCAATGCTCAATAAACTTCAGCATTTTATATTGTTTATCTACATAAAAATCAAGATTAATTGTTGTATATATCCTACTATGCACCATGGGTTCAATCACACCCATGAAATTACCTCTGGTCTCTGTTGTTGCCAATTGACTTCCGGGTAAAGAGGCACTACTACATAGTAAACCTGCGTTTCTTAATACAAAAGCACGATCAACATTCTTACTACCCAAAAATCTTCTTAATCCCTCAGATAATCCATCAAAAGATAATTCATAATGAGATGTTTGTGCAGTATTTGCAACTATCCCTATGTAATCTGTTATTTTTCTCTTTGTTATCATTAAAACTAAATAGTTCGTATATTTATATTTATATATGTCCTATAAGGGTAAATATCAACCTTCATATCCAAAAAAGTATAAAGGTGATCCTACAAACATCATTTACAGATCTTTGTGGGAAAGAAAATTCATGGTATATTGTGACTCAAATACAAATATTTTAGAATGGGGTAGTGAGGAGATAGCACTACCATATAGATCACCACTCGATAATAAAGTGCATCGATACTTTCCGGATTTTTATATAAAGGTAAGAGAAAGTAATAACAAAATCAAAAAATATATTATCGAAGTCAAACCAGCAAAGCAAACAATAGAACCCAAAGTTAAAAAAAGAAAAACAAAAGGTTATATTTACGAAGTGCGTGAGTATGTTAGAAATCAAGCAAAATGGGAAGCTGCAAAAGAATTTTGTAAAGATAGATTATGGGAATTTAAAATAATTACAGAAAAAGAACTCGGCATCAAATGAATAGTTATCCAACCGATGATAATAGTAATCGCATAAGAGGTGTTGTTGGTGATATCATCGGCACGGAGGATGCAGATGATTTGATGGTTAATTTAATGGAAGCAGTTACTGACTCTAGCACTCCAGTTCCAGACGTTGGTAAGTATTATATATTTGTTTATAATCCAAAAACACCAAATCTAAGATATGATCAAAATCCTCTTGTTGCAGTCACTGATATCTTTCGATGGGGATTTCGTGGTATTAACTTACACATGGGTGGATATCGTCAATATACATGGACAGAGGTTGCAGGAAACCTTTATGAAATTTATCCAGATGAGTTGGCAGACGTAAGAGAGATACCTTTTGGAAAATTCTTACTAAATAGTTAAAACTTATAGGTCGATAATGTATAATCTTAATTGGAAAGATCAAAAACAATATAGCAAAAAAGAAATAAATAAAAGTTTTGGTGGTTCTGCAGCAACTGGTAAATTATTTAAAACAAACCCTCTTGGTGGTAAGACATATGCTGAAAGTATAAATGTCTTTAATGGAGGAGTTGAGAAATCTGTAATAAACAAAGTTGATCCAAGACAATTTGATAGTAGAAGACCTAAACCATCCGTATCTTTAAGATATCCAAATGCACAAATCACAGATAATACCGACTACTTAGAAATAAAGGTTGTAGAATATATTCCTACTGGAAATCCAAGTAATTTTGATTTCAGTCAACCCACCAGAAAAACTGAGGAAAGTAAAGAACAGTACTCATCATCTAATAGTAACTTTAGTATTAAAAGAAGTTCAGATAATTATAGTTCTAATAAAGAAAAAGTAATAGGTACGGTTCTATTACCAATTCCTCAAAGTGTTGTGGATAATGTAGGAGTGAAATGGGGAAGTACTGAATTAAATGGTTTCGCAGCTGCAGGTGTTGCTGCAGGTATGGCAGCTCCTCAATCTGATACACTGTTTGGGGGTGCTGATAAATTATTGAAAGGAGGTTCAAACGCTGTATCACAATTATTCAAAGAGGGAGGAGTTTCACAGGATGCTGCCTCTTCATTTTTTGCAGCTCAGGCAGTTAAAGTGTTCAACTCTAATGTCAATCCACAAGAGATAGTAACCAGAACTACAGGTCAAGTATTAAACAATAATTTAGAACTATTATTTCAAGGTGTTGAATTAAGACAATTTAATTTTTCTTTTACGTTAACACCAAGAGATGTCACTGAATCTAATACCATCAAACAGATAATAAGACTTTTCAAACAAAATATGAGTGGAAAGAAAAATGGTGCGAATAATGCTGGTGGTTTATTTTTGAGCAGTCCAAATATATTTAAATTATGCTATAAAACTGGTGGTAGTAAACATGCATATTTAAATTCATTCTTTCCAATGGCAATGAAAAGTGTAAGTGTGAACTATACTAATGCAGGGACTTATGCAACTTATGAAGATACAACTCCAATTAATATGAAATTAGATATGAGTTTGCAAGAAATAAATCCAATATACAATGAAGATTATGATACTGGAGACGGAACAATAGGAGTTGGATACTAATGGGTTATTTTTCAGAACTACCAAATTTACAATATCAATCACCATTCTCTGATAGATTATCAGACTCATCATATGTGTTTGCGAAAAATATTTTTCGTAGAATGAAAGTCCGTGATGATTTACAAAATGTGTTGACTGTTTTTAATAAGTATCAAATAGTAGATGGAACAAGACCTGATAATGTTGCGGAGGAATTGTACGGAGAATCAGAATATGATTATGTGGTGCTCTTGACTGCAAATATCACAAATGTAAGAGATCAATGGCCAATCACAAATAAAGAACTTTATGATTACGTGGTTCAAAAATATGGTTTAGAAAATGTAAATAGTGTTCATCATTATATTACAAAAGAAATAAAAGATTCAGGTGGTAAATTAATTCTACCTGCAGGTAAAGTTGTAGGTTCAAATTTTACAGTGAGTTATTTTGATTCAACACCAATCACCACCTCTGCCACAGAAACTGTAACAGGTATCACTAATTATGAGTATGAAATTGATGAAAATGAAAATAAAAGAACAATATACATTCTTAAACCAACTTACTTAGGTCAATTTTTAGATGACATTAAAAATGAGATGATCTATAAAGAATCATCTCAATTTGTAAATCAAAGATTAATTAAAACAGAAAATACAAGAGTAACTATACCCTAATTATTCCTCTGCGAGTTTTTGAAAGTAAGATAAAGCATCGTCATCTTCAAGAGAATCATTTGCTTTGGCAGCAGTTGCTGTCACTAATTCTTCTGCCGAACCACGATCACTATCTTCTTCATCAAAACTTGCCACTTCTGGACGAGCAGTAGATACATTACCAAGAACATAGTTGAGTCTTGTTTTTAAGTCTTCATAAGACTTGAACTGATCAGCAGCAACGAACTCAGCAAGTGAAAATTCTTTTTTCCATAGTGCTTCAAGTGCGTCATCATCATCAAGTAATGGTGTTTGAGCAGTAAATTCAGAACTATCATAGTTTCTGTATCCTGCTACATTTTTTGCCTTTAACTTGAAGTTAGCACCCTGCCAGAAATCGAATGGATCGATTGCCTCTTCGTCCTCAAACTCAGGTTGCATTGCTGCAGTTAGTTTGTCAAAGATTTTCTTCCCATACTTATATAAGAATACTTTACCTTCGTTCTCAGGATTAGCAGGATCCTTTACGACATAGATGTTACTGATGTAAGTAAGTTTACGTTTCTGCTTACGAGCAGCATCTTTACCTGCATCTGTTCCATTATTCCATAGTTGAGAATTAAATTCTGATACAGGATCTTTTTGACCAAGAGTTGTCAAAGAGTTCTCAATGTACCATCCACCAGTACCTTGAAAGGCATGAGAATATAATTTAACAAATGGTAGATCTTCACCATTAGGTGGTGCAAGAAAACGTATCACTGCGTATCCATTACCAGATTTATCGACATCTAGTTTCCATAAACGGTCATCACCTGATGTGCCGTTGTTGTTCATTTTTTCGACTTCTTTTACTAACTTTGCAGTTAGAGAGCCTAATTTTGATTGCTTTTTTAAATTTGCAAAAGACATTTGGATTTCCTCGGATTTTTTAGATTTGGAAGATAATTAGATTATAACATATAATCATGATTTAGTCAATATCAATTCTGTCTTGTAAAGTTTCAATTGTTTTTTCCATTTTGTCGAATAATTCTTGCATACTAGTTCCTTTCGGAAAACCTAACAATGATACAGAATTTTCTAAATTTTTTTTAGTTTTTTTAGCTTCTGGATCATCAGTTAAACATAATCTAGCATACATTATTTTTTGCTTATCCAACAATGTGAGTAAATTATCAATATGTTCTTTTTGACTCTCATGAGGCATTTTATCAAATACAAATGCATTTTCAAAACATTCTAGTTGTAACTCATGAATGCTATCAAGTTCATCTTTTATTAAATTGGAGTCAAAAAAATTAGTCATCGACAATCTCTCTTAAAATTTTTTTATAAGACATCACATTAATATTTAGGAAAGGTAAATATTTTTTTAGTTTTAAACTTACGGATTCCCATACAGGATCTTGAAGTTTATCATCAAAATTTTTTCCAAAATAAAATATTTTTTCGAATATTGCGAAAGTTTCTAAACTTATTTTTCCCCCCAGATACCTTTTGAGTATTAATGGGTGTCCTTTCGAGCAATTGAATACTTCTTCTAATTTGTTCTCGGATAGTAATTCCTTTGATTGTTCTTTGAACAAGTAAGTCAAACTCTGCTGTCGTCTTGTCCAGTCTGCGTAAATTCTTTCTCCAGAATTGATAATTTCTCCAATCCATAAATTTTTAGGGTTGTCTGTGGTAGCAAAATTAGATAATAAAAAATTAGTAATTTCTTGATCAGAGTATTTTCTTGATGTTTTTTCAAACCAATACTTATCTTTTCTTTTATTAAAAGATGTAATTGTTGCTCTAGATTTACCACCATACTTAATAAAGTCATACTTTTTATTCGTAAAATGACTTTTCATGGACAAGTATGTTTGATAAGTCTCAAATGGTGTCACTTTCATTTATAAAGGTAGTTTAGCACGAGAAGTCTTTTTCATAAAATTAAGTTCTTGAGCATCCCATTTTAATTTTTCTTTAAGTGGTTTAGAAATTAATTTTGATACTGATTCAATTTCAATATCATTATCATCACAATATTGGCATATAGCCTCTATGTAATTAACTTTTTCTTTAGCAACAATTGTTTCAATTTCCATAGAAAATTTTTGAGGTGTTAAAAACTTATCTTCTATTGCCTTTTCTAATTCTTTATTTGACTCCATAGGACTCCAATTTTTCGTTGACAAACTTTTTGATGTACTTATCAAGTAATCTAATATACTTGGTTTTATCATACTCTTCATAAACAACACATTCTCCATTTTCACAGGACATAATAATTACTAATTTTTTAACAGATATACCCGTTAATTCATATAACATACAACCATATGCCATTGCTTGAACAAAATAATTTTCTATCCAATCTCTAGGTTTTGGTTTTGCTGATGTTTTAAAATCTATTATTGATAATTCCCCATCATATTCTGCAATACAATCTACAGTTCCGGCAATACCTAATTGCTTACTATATAGGGAGCCTTCCAGAGCACGAATATTATCTATTTTGTTAAGTTTATTTTTAGCTACATCAAAAAGAAACTTAGAAATAGGTGGAACGTCAGGAAGTTTTATATCATTTTTAAGATAATGTTCCGTTAAAGTATGCATATTAGTTCCACGAGTAGTGGCTGCTTTTGTAACACGATCTGCTTTTTCATTACCAACTCTTTTTCTCCAATCAAGAAAAATTTGTTTGTTAAAATGACTTGTAACAGATGTGATAGAAACTAACTTAATTAATGTTTCTTCATCTGGAACAGAATAATAACGAACTCCGTCTATAGTCTCCCTTGATAATTTAGGGAGATTGATATCAATATGATTAAACATTAATTAAATAGATTGTTTTGCTAAAATATACTCTTTGACGAGACCAGATCGAACTATATCTCCGACCTCAAATTCTATTATATCAAAAGATTCCATTTTACGCAAGATGTTCATAAAATCATGAATTCCATTTCTCTCATTTGACTTGGTTAGATCACTTTGACTTGCATCACCACAGAACATAATTTTACTATTTTCACCCACACGAGTTATTATACTATCCAATTCATGAAAATTTAGATTCTGAAATTCATCAACAATAATTATCGAATTATCTAATGTGGTTCCTCTTAAAAATGAAGTACTCCAAAATTTAATTGTATCTTGAGATCTTAAATTACCATATAACATTTCAAAATCAGCATCAGTTGGCATCTGAAACATATATTTAACCATGTGCTTATATGGTATCTGATAAATATCTGCTTTATCTTCATGGTCACCAGGTAAAAAACCAATTTCACGAGTCGATACTAAAGAACGAACAAGATATATTCTTTCATATGGTGTATTTTCATTTAAAACATCTTGAATCGCATTATATAAAGTAATAAATGTTTTACCAGTTCCAGCACATCCATATGCAATTATATTTTTTCCATCTTTATAAGATTTAAACAAAATCTTTTGATTATCAGTTAATGGTTCAATATCAATAAGATAATCTGTACTTAAGGGTTTTTTCCTCTTCATCTGTTTAACCGTTAACCCCACCCCAATTGGTTGATCTGAAGATCCTCTTTTTTTTCTAGGCATTAGAAACTGTAATCACGATGTTTACGAACATTGGCACCAGGTTGTTTTGATGCTCTATCTAATACTTCGTTCCAACCACTAGATTTTGCTTCTCCAGTCCACTTAAACTCGGTTGACTGACTCGCACAACCCTCAGACCAATCTTTATCCCATTCTGGATTATCTTTTCTCCATTGATCATAAGCAGCCATTGTCATGGAGAGTTCTTTCTTTTCTTTTGTCTCTTTATGTATTACTGGATATGTAGGCATAATTGATTAGTTTTGTAAATTATTTAGACCCACTCTAGGGCTTCTGATACTGCAGGGAATTGTTCGGTGAATACCTTTCGACATGCCTCTGCAATCTCCATATGTTCCTTCTGTGTTCCGTGTGCAGACCTTAGATTGATATAATGTATCCATGAACGACATGAACCAGTCATATAGATCTTAGTGGGGGTACAGAGTGGTAATACCATTCTAGCACACTCCTTTGCAATACCCTCTTCAATCATTTGATTATAAAGACTCTGAGCAGAACTGAATAGAGTAATCATCTGACGATTCAGTT